CCTAATAGAAAGAACTAATCGGCTGCCTTCTTCTACAGTTACTATGTAGGGCAATTTTATTCCAGTCGGTTGACCTTCTCCGTCAACTTCCTCAAAACCTTCTAAATCTAAATTAACGTGACACTCTAATAAATTATAAACTGGTTCTGCTTTACCAGATTTTTTTGTACCTTCTAATTCACGTTCTTTTTTTTCTAATTCATTGTTTGTCATTGCACCTGGTGGTCCTAATTCTACATCTCTGTAGAAACCAGATACTTGTTGTTTTCTTAATTCGTTTTCAGAAACTTTTACAACATGTATTACAGATTCCGCATCATCCAAACTTGTTGCCGTATATGGCACGACTAATTCATCTGCAGGTACAAATTTAGATACAACTCTACTTAGATTTGTATCGTAATAAACTTTTTTAAATGTTGATCCTGCTAATGGTAAATGAAATAACATAGAATCGAACTCAGGTTCGTATTCTTTCATTTGATCCATTATTAAATAATTCATGTAGTCTTTTACACGTTGTGATTGTTGTTCTGTTGCTGGAGTTTTAGCTCCTATCACTTGTGTTCTGACTGGTCCGTCAGCTGGTAATAATTCTTTGTATGCTTGTGCTTGGAACTGTGTAACTGCTTCTGCTAATACAGGGTGAGTTGCACCACTAGCTCCTTGAAATGGTTCTGATCTATTTTCGTATTTAAATCCTAAAAGATCTAAACCTTGTGTGTATGATTGCTCCCATTCTTTTCTTGATGATTTATAATCCATGTAATTATTAACCATGTCACCACCAATAGGTGATAAAACATCATCTGGTAAAATATCTGCTAGATTATCAAAATGTGATTCCGTGCCCGGTATGTTTATAGCTCCCGGTTCAAAGTCAATCGTTGCGCCACCATCTTCTTCGGGTGTAACTTCTACTGGTCCTTTATCTGTAATTTCTTCCTCAACACTAATATCCATTTGCTCTTCGCTAGGAAGCTCAACTTGTTTTCTTGTGTTAGGGAGTCCTTTATCTATGTCTGCCATTTATACTCCTATGTTCTCTTAACACGATTATATACATAAGGCAACCCTTGTGGTTGCGGTCCTGATTCTGGTGCTGGGCCTGACTTATCTCCACCCGATAAACTTGCAATACCACCTGAAGCTAATTTAGATACTCCACCAAATTCTGAAATCATTTGCATTTTATCTTCATCTGGTATCTGACCTATTGCTAAAGATTCTTGATCAGCTTCTCTTTGTAATCGTTCTAATTCTTCATCAGTATAATAACCGGTACCAAATAAATCTTTTATTGGACCTAAAATTTTATCATCATATGCCATTTTGTTTTTCATTCTGTTAGCATTAAAAACTTCTTCTTTTGTTTCAAAAGCTCTCATTGCAGGTGAATCATATTTTATATTTTTAAATGCATCTACACCATATTTTGGCATTGTTAGTCTCATTGCTCGGTAAAAATCTTTTTCTGCTTTTATTATATCTTTTGGACTATATGTTGATTCTAAAGTAAATGGATCAAAGCTTTGATCTTTTTCCATCATTTGATATTTATTATATGCATCTCCCATATTTTTAATTTTATTTAAACTATCTACGTAACTTGCAGCCAAACCAGTTGTATCATTTCCTAATATTAATTTATTTCTCTCTTGACTTTTTTCTAATTCTTTTCTTTTATCTGTTGGCATTACATATCTTAAAAGAGATGTTGATAAAGCTTCTTTATATGTTTTTCCTTTGTCCAACATATCATTTGCAATAAACATTCCCTCTAATGCAACTTCACCACCTATTCCATATGGGCCTAATGTTGCCATCAAAGTAGATCCTGTACCAACTGCTTTTACGGCACGTAATTTTTTAGCTGTTTGGTTTGCTTGAGCCGTATTCATTTTACCAGACTTAAGTTGTTCTGCTTCTGAAATCATGCCTTTCATAGCTTCGTCCACGGAACATACACCAGCTGTAGCACCAGAACTTTTAGGACAAAAGTTCATAAGTTTTTTAAATAAAGGAGATCCTTCTTTAATTGGAGTTGATGCGTCAGAAGTTAATTTTCCAGATTGATTCAATATATTTAATTCTTTTGCTGCAGTTTGAAAAGACTTTGTATATTTATTTCCTTTTTGAATGTAATCATCTATATTAAATTTACCTTGTTTAAATAAAGTATCTATAGGTTTAACATTCGATGTTGCTGTGATTTCATTTGCACCATATCTAAAATTAACAATATTTCCTGCAACGATACCTTTTTTTTGTCCGCCAGTTATGGCATTCATAATTTTTTTTCTTTCTTCAATTAAATTTTTTAACTCAACTCTTCTATTTTTTGTTGTATTAGGATTATTATATTCGTTAAAATATCTTTTAACTGGTATATCGAACAAGTTTTTCTTAAATTGATTTAAGTCACCGGACACAATACTGTTAATTGCAAGTTGTCTGTCAGGATTTAAAAAATCAAAACTTCTAGCTAGTGCATGTTCTGCTTCACCCACAGCAGATTTTCTAACAATACCGTTAGGTCCAAAAAATTTATCAGCAGCATCGTATAGTCTTTTAGCTTTTGTATTTTCTCCTGCAGCAACTAATTGATCAGCAGCGTTAATTATTTTAGAATAGTTTCCAGCGAATTGTTTACCATATGCTTTTTTTAACCAAGTTGCTCTGTTTCCTTTGTTAACACCTACAATACTTCTTTCACTATTAGCCCCACTTACATAAACTCCTGTGTTTTTTAATTCAGTAAGATTGTTTACTCTTAAATAAAAATTACCATTAGGAAATTTTTTATCAAAAAGTTCTTTTACTTGTTCTAAAGGTCTTTTTGGAAATTTATTATTTTGATTATCTAAAAACTTTATTTCTGCAATTTTGTCAGTTCCTCTTTTTTGAGTTTGAGCTGCTTTCCAACTATCTATTTGACTATAATCAATACCTCTTGCTTTTAATTCTTTTTTTAATTGTGCTCTGTCTATACCATCAACTTCAAACTCACCTTTTATCCAAGACTTCCAAGATCTATTTATGTCTTCGTATAAATGATCAGCGCTTTTACGCTTACCGTCTTTTGTGTAAGTAAACTGATTTAAAACTTTATCAAACTTTTCTTGACCATCAAACTCACCAACAGATTTTAAATGTTGTATGAATGACTTAACAACCATATCATTTCTAAAATTTTTAATTGCATTTTTACCATGATAAGCACCTGGAAAAAATTCATCTACAACTTGGTTGATTAATTTATTAGTATACTCTCTGTTTGTTCCTGTTTT